TGAGCAGGATCTGGTACTGCCCCTCGTATGACTGAGCCATCTGCGGATCGTCATTGGCCCGGCCAAAGTTGCGCTGATAGGCCGATACATAGATCATGGACGCCATGATGAAGAGATCAGGCAGATAGAGGCTGATGAACGTGGTTTGGTTCGTAGCAGACATGCTATCAGGGCGATACGTACCAACGATCTCACAGGTGTAAGAGGCATTGGGGTATGGGCCAACCAAGAAGGTAAAGTCTCCGAAGGGAGCAAAATACTTTGGCTCCCCGCTGTAGAGACCTGATCCATATACCGCATCCAAAAACTCTTTGGTCGTGGGCAGAAGAGGAACCCGATTTCCCACGTTGGGGTTGCTGGTCCCCGCTGGAGTAATCAGGTTGATCTGCTCAGGAACGACAAAAGTGCCCTCAGGAATGGTTATCTGCCTGCTTCCCACGCTCAAGCCATAGGCTGTCGTGGAAATTGAGGTGAACAAGAAGTCCAGATCGCGATATATGCGGTTTTCGGCATATGTGATCATCTGAGGAAGGATGATCAGATAGTCGGTATTCGTCGGCTCCACCACCGCCATAGTGGCAATCTGCTGGACATAACTATTCGTGCCAGCAATAGAGCCATTATATGAAAGGCCGGTGGTCATGGTGGAAACTCCGCTATGCCCTTAATATACCGCGATCAGGCAGATTTTGCCATAGCCGCAGCCTTTTCCTCCACGTCCGCAACTCGGCGCCCCCAGCCCTTGCCAAAGGTATCCCAGGTTGGCAGGCGCTTCAGAAAATCCAGCCGCATCCCGCAGAGGGCATCCACCGTCTCGTCTGCCGGGCAAGCCTGAATGGCAGCGATGCTTTTCGGACCAATAACCCCATCTGCCGGGACGCCAGCGATCTCTTGAAGATACTTGGCGGCCCTTCCCGTGCCAGAATTGACCGCCAGATCATAGGCGGCATAGTCCACGCCAGGCGGAAGGTCATCGCCTCTGATCTTGTCCCAGTACATCTTCTTGTAGAAGGGCTTCACTACCTCTGGCGTCAAAGCCCGCATGGCAGCCTCGTCAACCTCGTGGCCGACATAAGCCTCCCAAGCCCGCTTGGTCACGCCCAAGTTAGTCATGCCACCCGGATCGCGCGGGTGATTAACGTAGCCACCCTCATGCTTCAGGACGGCGGCGAAAGCGTCTTCCCAATTGTCTTTCATTTGCCGTCTCCCTTAGCCAAAAGCTCGTTCTTGGCTTTTGAGCCAGCCGACGATCCAAAATAATAGGCAATAACGCCTGTGAAGGCGGTCTGAAGGGCTCCCAGCATCAGGAGAAGAGCCTCGTTGCCGTTTTTAGGGACTCCGTACACAAACATCCAAAACAGGATGCCAAAAAAGCCGATGGTGATGGCGGCAGCAAGAATTTTTGGCGTCATGTCGCCAAGCTGAATTTCCCGGTTGCGGGCGCTGTTGCGATCACCGGCTGCGATTCGTTCCAGATCAATCTCAAGCTCTGCCATCCGGGTTTTGAAATCGGCATCAATCTGCTTGATAGCAGCCAACTGGTCCGGCGTGGCATTCTGCATAGCCTTCGCGATGTCCGCCTCCGACCCGTCTTCCGTGCCAAGAAGGACATTGGAAAGGGTCTTTGTTGCAAGGCCAGCCAACGGGCCACCAAGAGCCGTCGCGATGGTTGGCGCTAACTGACCAAGCAGAGGCCCGACTGTTTTAAGGATGTCCATTCTATCCCCCTGCGCTTGCTGGGATACACGTTCCTCGTATGGAGAGGTTAAACGCATATCCACGTTGATGTGTTTCTTTCAGATCGGCCAAAGCCTTTTCGCATGTTGGCAGATCTTGCATGACCATGATCGGCATGAAGTAATGAAGTTTTCCATCAGACACACTGAGCATCCAAGCAATCAGCACGAACTTGACGGAAGCAGCTTCCATTATTTCTTTTGCTCCAAAAGATAAAGACGCTTATCAAGATCAGCCCTTATGCGTTCCATATCAAACCTGATTGCAGCGCGGGCAGCGGCAGCATCAGCCGCCATGTCCAAACGGCTCTTTTCAACGAGAGACATAGACCGTTCACGGTCCAAAGTCATAGCAGACCGAGCAAGAGCAGCATCGCGCTCCACCCGATCAATTTTGTCGCTAAGAACCTCCCGAATTTGGGCCATGTCAATGGTCGTACCTTGCGGCGGGATAGCTTTGTTCTCAGCATTAACCACAACAGCTATTTTTGACTTTAGCTGAATAATTTCGTTGTTGGCGTTAGATAAAGAGTTCATCAAATAGACGACGCAAGAGAACAAAATGGGGACTCCGGCGAAAACAATTTTTTCAACCAGTGCGCTTTTGGAAGCACTAGCTGCCATTTCAAGAGCCATTTTGTCTTGTTTGTCTTCTGCGCTGCTCATGACTTGTCCGCCTTCCCGTCTAGCTTGTCATAGATGCGCTGGAACATCTGCTCTATGTGTTCCATACGCCGGTCTAGGTCCACTTTCATGACATAGTTTTTTGGCAGTTCTGTCTCAATGTCGTGTAGGTCGCGGCGAAGCTCTTTCACCGCGCCCCACATTTCACGCGCAAACCACCCACCAACGCCAGTGGCAATCATAAATGCTGCATTGATGAGTGTTTGCTGATCCATTATTGCACCGTTTCGTCCGCGACACCCGGAGCCGCAGCAGCCTGAAGCTCTGCGACAGCCTTCTCACCCTGCGCCTTAACGGCAGCAATGACCTCTGCTACCTCGCCATAGGGGCGCGCGGCAAGAACGTTCAGAACGATGTTGCACTGGTTGACCGTCAAGGTCAGTGTGATCGGTGTGTTTTCCATTTGGTTCCCCTCTTTGGAATAGAGACTTACGGCTTTGGTTTACACTGGCTGCACCAGCCAAACAACGTAAGCCTATGCTTTTTATAACATTCCCAAACCGTTCTCTCAGTCATTCGGTATGAGGATGATCGTGCCTCCTAATCAAGAAGTAGGAAGAAGCCGCCTGCCTGTACAAAAGGAGTATAGGTGATGGCAATAAGCCCCTGCGTTCCAATAGCCGTGCTTGCCGCAGTGGAAGTTGAGCCGCCACCGCCGCCGCCATATCCGCCCCCACGACCAACGTCGCCGATATTTGTCGTGCCGCCAACACCACCGCCGCCTGAGCCCGGCCCGTAGTAAACACTGCTGGCTGTATCAAACCAAATGTCCTCTTGGCTACCGTTTCCGCCCGCCGCCGCCGGTCCAGCGCCACCGCCACCACCGCCACTTGTCCCGTTTGTGCTTGCGGCCCCACCCCCAACGCCAAACCTGTTGTTGCCACCAGAACCGCCCGTGCTACCTCCCGGTGTAACGCCAACTGAACCGCCGTTAGTTCCGCCGCCGCCGCCGTGCGCGCCACCGTTGCCGCCACCGTTCGCGCCAGCACCATTGGGTCCAGCGCCGCCACCACCACCGCCGCTTCTGTTGGTAGTCGCGGAGGTTCCACCGTCACCACCTGAGTATTTTACGGTTCCAACTGAGGCCGACGCCTGACCGCCTGTGCCGCCCGTACCAGTGGAGGGAGCGCCGCCGCCTTTGGCTAGAAGAGTGCCTGTTGATGAAAACCAAGTGTCGCCGCCTGCTTGCGCCGTTGTGACGCCGCCCGCTCCAATCGCGATTGATACCGAAGAACCCGGCGCAGCAGAAAAGTTGTTAATTTTTGCGTAAGCACCACCACCCCCAGCGCCAAGAGCGCCAGAGTTCAATATTTTGCGCCCGGCAGAACCGCCGCCAATGGCTTCAATTGTGTTGCTGCCGCTGTTCCAATCTGCGGGAACGGTCCATGTAGACCCAGATGTCAGAACTATAGTTTTAATTACTGGCGTATAGGTAATGATAATAAGACCTTGCGCGCCAGTGCCTTGTGCGGCACCAGTGCTGCTTTGACCGCCACCACCGCCACCGTATCCGCCGCCGTTGCCTACAGTTCCAGTTGTTGTAGTTCCTGTGGCGATACCGCCGCCACCACCGCCGGGTCCATAAAGAACGCCAGTCGCTGATGCTGTCCAGATGTTTTCTTGTCCGCCGTTGCCGGGGTTAGCTACTGTCGTGCCAGCGCCGCCGCCACCGCCACCGTCTGTACCGGAGGTTGATGCACCACCGCCACCAGTACCAAAGCGGTTGTTGCCACCTGATCCACCAGCAGAGCTAGTTGAAGTTGAACCGGCAAAGCCACCGTTTGCTCCACCGCCACCACCGCCGCCATTGCCGGATGCAGTTTGGCCGCCGCCATTAGCGCCAGCCCCATTTGGACCAGCAGAACCACCGCCGCCAGCGCCACGGTTGTTGCCGCCAGTAGATGTCCCCCCGTCACCGCCCGAATATTTTACATCACCAGTAGAGGCCGAAGCCTGCCCGCCTGTGCCGCCTACGCCTGTGGAGGGAGCGCCGCCACCCTTCGCCACTAGAGAAGTGGTGTTGAAAGTTGTATCGCCGCCAGCTTGCGCGCTGGTTATCCCCCCTGCGCCAATTGCATAAGAAATAGAAGTTCCGGGGGTAGCCGAAAAGTTACTTATTTTCGCATACGCACCGCCGCCGCCGCCCCCAAGACTCCCGCTATTGAGAACCTTGCGACCAGACGCTCCACCACCAATGGCTTCAATCGTGTTGTTGTTGCTGTTCCAGTCATATGGAACCTCCCACGATGTGCCTGATGTTAGTACAATGACGGGCATTATTGGGGCTCCACAACGATTTCCGCTGTTGGCTCATCAAAAGCCAGTGGGACACCATCCAGATCAAGAAACTCTGTTCCGCTCCACCGGGTACTGCCGATAATGACAGGCAAGTGCAAAACAGAGACATCGTTCCCGACTTTTGTCGGGATCGCAATGATCTTATCGCTAAGATCAGTGCTATCTACCATGATCAAGTTGATGACTAATGATGTGTCATCAATCATTGCTGCCCGGATTGTCATTGTCCCTCATCAAGCTTGAATTTGAACAGCGACAACATCCCAAAAGCTTTCAGTGCTATTGTAGATGCAGCCTACATATATAACCTTGCTGGCCGTTGTGACTGTTGGCAAGGTTACACCAATCGCACGATATGAGCCTGCCCCAGAGGTTGTCCAAGTCAAAGTGCGGCTTGTTCCGTTGTCTTTGATGCGAAAGATCAGCTTTGTTCCGTTTGCCGGGGAGCCAGTTGTGGACGCATTAAACGTCAACGTCCCGGCAAGGGCGGTCCAAACATACTGATCGTAAAGCGAAGGATCAACACTGATAGAAGTGTCAGAAGCGGCAGAGTATACGCGGGAAACAATGCCAGCATTCCCAACTGTAAATCTAGCAACGCCATTGGTGCTGATCGCAACAGTGTCCGCCGCAGGATAGAAAATGCCGGTATTCAAATCCCCGGTGGTTGTAACTGCGGGCAGAGAAGCAGTACCGGCAGTGGTGACTACCTGTGCATCGCTATTGAGACGCAGAACTTCTGCACCGCCTTCAGCAAAGGCAATAGTGTCGGCAGCGGGGAAGAAGATGCCGGTATTCGTGTCGCCGGTCGTGCTGAGTGCAGGCGCACCAACTGTTCCAGCGCCAAGCTGAACCTGACCGGCAAAGTAGTTGTCAGCCGTGCCAGCAGCGTAGAAGTTATAACGGCCAGTTCCAGAGGCGATGTTGCCGTAGAAGCCGTAGTTGTTGGTGGCTCCTGTGAGATTGCTATTCGCAAGGAAGCCATACTGGTTAGTGACAGAAGAAGTCGCGCCAATGGTAGATTGAGCAGCATAAAAATGCGTCAAGCCGCCAAGCGTGAAAGCTGCCGCCTCAGTAGAGGCTGATGTTGCAAAATAGCGGGCTTCAGAAGTGACATCTGATTGGACCACACCATTTGTCAAAGCGCCCCAGCTAGTTGTCGCACCAGTAATGTCTTTAGAAAGCCGGAGAGTTGTTCCAGCCGCAGCAGCAGACGTTCCTATAGAAACGCCACCCGCCGCGTTGATACGCATACGCTCCACAGCCGCACCCCCAGCACCAGCCGGACGGGTGCCAAAAACAATACGACCGGGGGCATCTGTGCTTGCAACAGTTCCATCAAGAGCAGTCGTTATATAAGACGTATTAAGATAATTTGCCCCATCATAAGCCCAGAAACGCAATTGTCCCGTGCCATCGCCACTTACGGTTGTTGCACCAGCGCGATTTTTGTAAAAATCCTGATACGGAGGGGCGCTGTCTGCGGCACTTTGGAAAAGGCCAATAATGGTTGAACCAAACGGTGCCGTTGTAGCGCCAACAAGAACCTGACCGCTGGCATTCACCACAAATGGTGTGCTGTCAGGGTTCGCGCTATCTTCAACAAGGATCGCATTGCCAGCCCCCGTCTGCGTAATGCGCAGGGCGGCATTGGATGAGCTTGTGCTGATGACTGCGTCGCCATTGACTGTCAGCGCGTTGAATGTGCCCGCAGCAGCAGTCGTTCCGCCAATCGCAGTGCCATCAATCGTGCCGCCAGTGATGGCAACAGCACCAGCATTTTGCGTAGACATCGTTCCAAGACCAGTGATGTCGGTGCTGGGAATTGTCGAAACAGCCGTAAAGGCACTCGTGCCATTGCCCTTCAGATAGCCTGTGAGGCTGGTCGCGCCAGTGCCGCCCTGAGACACGGTGAGCGTGCCGGACGTAATTTGGTTGGCGTTGATGGCAATTGACGTATTGCTCGCAGCAGTGAGCTGGCCTTGAGAGTTGACTGTGTAGGTTGGGACTGACGCAGCCCCGCCATAAGACCCAGCAGTAACGGCAGTATTGGTGATGCTGAAGGTGTTTCCAGCCAGCGTCAGGCCAGTGCCAGCCGAATAAGTGACAGGAGCACCAAACTGCGTGAAGGCGAGAGGTGTCGTGCCGACGATAATCGGTAGCTGCGTTTGCTGCACCCAAGACGTATTGTCAAGCGTCGAGCCTAAAAGCACCAGAAAGAAGTCGCCAGCGTTAATCTGGTTTACGCCTGAGCCAGCGGTGTCAAAGTCTGTCGCCCTAGTCAGGACGAAGACAGCAGACGCGCCACCAGTTGCCGTGACGGTGTAAATGCCATTGTAGGGCGCGTTGCCTGACGTTTCGTCCTTGATGAGGACGCGCAAGCCAACGTCTGTCGGGCTGACGAATGTGTGACCGTCGAGGACCAGTGCGCCATTGGCCGATGCAGTAATCGTCGCGCCAACACCCGAAGTTCCGTTATTGTAGGTGTATGACGGAAGAGCTGCCGTAGAAGCGTAGGAGCAGGC